ATTAATAAGGCTTTAAGTTATTTAAGGACTGTTTAATAAGTCAACAAATGTGTAATTAGTTACACATTTTTAATACAAAATGTCAATAAATGTGCTGATATACATACTTTTTGTCAATAACTATACCTATAGGTATTAATATGTATAAGAAATTGCTACTTATGGGTAGAAGGTGGCCTACTCGTTTCTTTACACTTTCGGCCATTGTTGGTTGGTGGGCAATCCCGTGAAGGATCGGGGGAATCCAGACTGCCCACCGAGGTTTTTACAGTTTATTCTTAATTTGAAAAAATTTAAGCAAAAGAACAAAACAATCCCATGCCAGATTGAGTTCGGGCTGGGGTATATCTATAAGTTTAACCTGATTTGTAAGTGCATTTACATAAAGAATGGAACAATCTGCATCTGGCATATTAAGGCCCTGGCGATATGCCGCCAATTGCATGGCGTGATCGAATGTATGCTTAATATCTGTCAAATCTTTTTCAGTTGTTTTTGCATCCACAACCGCACCAGGAAAGCCAGTAATATCATCAGATCGGCAAGATAAATCCACTTTCCCGCCAAATCCTAATTTACTGCCAAAACTCTTTTCTGGAATCCATAATTTATTGCCAAAACGGGCTTCCAAGGCCTTTTCAACTTCACGGCAATACGCTGGCACTACTGGCATATAAACGCCTTCCATAAACGCTTCAATCACGCTATGGATATATGTTCCCCGTTCTGCGGCTTGTTTTCCAGTTTCTCTGGAATCACGCATGACCCGTTCAAGCCATTCTTTTTCTGATTCACCTTCATATTGCGGCAAAGTTAATGCGGCCATCAATACTTGTTGTTGTTTCCACAACTCAAGCCCTGGCCGTGCAATCTGCGAAATGATGGTTGTTACTGATGGAAGTAATCCCATCTTGCGAGCATCACGCAAGGTCGTATTGCGTTCAACTCCATTACTGCCAATACATCGATACGCTGGCGTACCGTCAATTTGATACCAATGTCCCGATTCAGCTTCTTGCGTTTTTACTAACATAATTCCCCCGAATTGTAGGTGGGGAAGCATAGCTTCTTAGCGTTCTGTGTGATGGCATACTAGCTGAATAATGCTTGCTTCCCCAAAAAAGGTGGGCTACTCACAAGCCCAAATGTATGTGAAGCATTAAAAATGCCTGTTTTCACCCGTTGTTTACGACTGCATATCCAATATTTCTTGCCGCAATACTGGGTCAATAACTTTATCAGCACAAGCTAAAATAGCCGTGTTAATAACGCTAATCAATCCTTCACGGGTCATTGCAATTAGTTGGCGTTCTTCATCCACATGGAATTCTTCAACGAACTTATATTCTGTGTTTTGGTTGATTACATCATTAACTTGGCTATTCATGGCTAGTCCTTTCTAAAATGGTATGTCATCATCTGGGATAGATGTTGGTGGTAATTCATCCGATCCCGCTTCTTTAAAACCTAATGGTTGCTTAATATCGCCAACGGCAACAGAAATATATTTGCCTTTTTGACCTTCTTTGACCCAAGCTGAAAGCCATAATTCTTGGCCATTCAATTTAATACTGCCTGTGTAGTCTGGTGATGTTTCTTTGGTTTTTTTCAAATTCTTAAAAAGATTACCGTTTTTTTCTTTTAATTCAAAAGCCATTTTTTATCCTTAAATTTCGTTGATTGTGATTCGTTTGTTTTTTGTTGTTGCTGGTACTGATGCCAAATTTCCATCGTCATCGCCACCAGCATAAATTGATAACGCCGCCGCTAATGCGTATCTTCTCATGTATGTTAAACATGATCCGACACCTTGGGCATCTGGCTTAGTAACTGGCATTTCCATTTTTTCTCTAATCCATTCCCCAGAACTATGAGTAATAATTGTGGTTAATGAAATGCACATGAAACCATCTTCAGTCCTGATAATGTCACCAGGGAGTTGCATAATACTAAGTTCGTTTTCTGCCAAAAGACTACGGCAACTATCCAAAACAGAACCCAAGTCAGCATAACTAGAATTGAAGAATGGGTTGTTGCTATCTTTTTTTGCATGAGTAAGTTTCCCCTGTACCTTAGACAATGCCAAAGCCAATTGGCCTATTGTTTCACTTTGATTCATTTTTTCCCCCGAAAATTGTTGCAAAATCTTGAAAAATATTTTCCAATGCCTGTTCTACTTTTGGTGATCGATCTTTTCCACACGCAATGCGAATAACTGCAATGTCGGCTGGAGTTAAGCAATCAAATTCCATGTTGGTTAATGCTTGTTCCAATCGTTCTTCAAATTCACCCATTGATTCCCCTTTCGTTTGAGTAATAATATATTAAAGCATTGTAGTATGATAGTCAACAATGTTGTGTTATTATTTTTGCAGTTGTAAACTATGGACTGGCTAGAGTAGCTCTCGAAAAGATGTTTCTGCAACATCCTGCCAAATCCACCCATAATCGCAGATTTAGTCGGACTGACTAGCCGACCTAAGCAGAAAGGTTGTTATGCACTATTACAAAAAAAATATTGGCGATTATGCCAAAAAAACTGGCCGTCTTACATTACTTCAGCACGGGGCGTACACGATCTTGATTGATGCGTGTTACGACAGAGAAAAGTTCCCAACTTTGGAAGAAGCAATTGAATGGTCTTGGGCAATTACTCAAGATGAAATTGATGCTGTTGAGTTTGTATTAAAAAGATTTTTTACTTTTCAAGATGGTGTTTATGTTCAATCTAGAATCCAAGAAGAAATAGTTGAATATCACAGCAAAGCCAATAAAAACAAAGAAATAGCGCTTGAAAGAGAAGCAAAGCGTAGAGGTCAAAGCACGAATCGTGCACAAGTCGTGAACGAAACGCCACCTAACCATAAACCAATAACCACTAACCATAAACCAATAACCAATAAAATAACTGCGCCTATCGGCTTTAGTGAGTTTTGGGATGCTTATGATAAAAAGGTTGGAAAACCCAATTCTTTAAAAGCGTGGGCAAAGATCGATTTTGATAAATATACTTTGGTTCAAATCATAAAAGCCGCCAAAGCAGATAAACAGGCAAAGCCCGATAATAAGTATCGTAAAGACCCAGAACGATGGCTAAAAGGCCAACATTGGTTGGATGAATTGGTTGTTGAGCAAGTCACGAAACCGAAAGAATTGCCGCTTGTAACCGAAAAACAGATTGAAGATGCGTATAGAATTGAGTGCGGCGGCGATCCATCGAAAGCCAGGTTCAATAGCTATTTTGAGATGAAAAAGTATGTCCTCGATCAACGAGAAAAACGAACAAGATCATCTGGTCAAGTGCCAGGTGCGCCAACTGATTATCTATCGAAGATCATGGGGAATCAAAGTGTTTCGTGAATACATCAACAAAACCAAATTTAGCCAAGAAGTTTGGGACTTGTATTATGAACAATACAAACTTGGCAATACTGGCAAGGAAGGGGAGTGGTCATGTCAGCCTGGCTCATTGTTTTAGTTGGTGTAATCTATGTTTACATTTGTTTGGAACAAGCATTTAAAGGCAATGTTGGCGTTGCTTGTATGTACGCTGGATACGCTTTTGCCAATTATGGTGCATATTTGATTGCTACAAAATGAATATTACAGACAACGAAATTGATGATGCGGTAAAATTTTTATCCGATACAGACGATCTTCACGCTGAATTGGAATCGCAATACAAATTTTGTGAAGAAAAAATAAAACAAGCAAAATCCCATGCTTATTTGTTATCCACAGGAACAGTTGCTGAACGCCAGGCACAAGCAGAAACTCATCCAACGACCAAGCAAGCAGTATTAGAATGGATTGAAGCATTAAAAGAATTTAAAACATTAACCAACCAAAGAAATAGCCAAATAAGATTATCTGAACTTTGGCAAACACTTAGCGCAAACCGCAGAAAAGGCACAATATGAGAGATTACGCAGAACCAATGATTAAAATGGCCATTCTTACCCGTAAATTGCATGATGCGTTTTTAAAGAATCAACGCCACGATGCGGTTTTGCTATCTTCTGATATTGTGGATATTGCACAAGAGTTGGAATATTTTGCCATTCACCTTGAACAATCAAAAGTTCATTAATGTATCGAAACAAACGGTTGCTGGAAGTTGTACGCCAGCTTCCGTGCCAAATATGCGAAATTGAAGATGGAACAATCGTTGCGGCCCATTCCAATCAGCTTCGAGATGGTAAAGGTCGAGGACTTAAAGCGCATGACTACCGAATCGCCGCATTATGCTATCGATGCCACATGGAAATTGACCAAGGCCAATCACTCTCAAAATCTAATCGTATTGAAGCGTGGGAAGAAGCACACCGCAAAACAATTGGCGAACTTTTTGAACGGGAAATATTAAGGATTTAATTTATATGATTTGATTGGTTCATGGCTTTTTAAATCTACATTGCAAGCCCATTTAACCGATTCTTCTGCTGATAAACCCATTCTCATACATACTTCAGCGGCCATTGCCCCAGTACCAATAGCCATAAATGTTCTAACTCGTTCCCATTCTAGATCATCGCCGCAAACAAATAAACCTTCATTGGTTAATTTAAGAAATGCTGAATCTGGCTTTAATTTTGGTTTAACTTTGCTTTTTTTGTTTATATATTCAATAACAACTTCAGCATCAGACCAATTGCCAGCAACTCCAATCCAGCCACCATCTATTTGAAGAATTTTATCTTCATAATATTTGATGCCAGTTTCTTCATCAGAAAATTGACTATCAGACACTAATATTTTGTTAATCCAATCGCCAACAATGGTGGTCATAATTAACCCAAATGTTTAATTTTGGTATGCGGCATGGTTGCTTTTGTATCGGTACACCATGAACCACACGCTTTACATTGATATTTTTGATAAGTGCCAGTTGTTGAATATCTAAATCCTTGGCTTATTAATGCTGGTTTGTTGCAAGTTGGGCAAGCCATACGATCACTAAACAATGCTTGATTCAATGGTGATTTAATCCAAGGCAACAATCGGTTGTATAACTTTTCAAGCAAAATCACATCTTGAATATTATATTCTTCCATTGTTTTCCAGGCTTTCTTATCGCCATTCATGCATTTAATCCATAATGTATGACCTTCATGGTCTTTCTTTTTGCCTAATCCTAAACGCTGGGCAACATAATCAAGTTTATTGCTTGGAAATCTAAACTGGCTTTTTACAACTCGTAATAAATCGATTTGTTTAGCTGGCCCTGGCGGGTTCATTTTGTGAATAATAAATTCTTTGTTCAATGTCGGCATATCAAATTTTGAGCCGTTGTAATGAACTACCGCATCAGATTGTTCAAGTAATCCATGTATGCCTTCCAACATCGATATTGAAGTGCTTTTTTGAACAGAATCAAAATAAACTTGCTTTTCACCAAGCCATTTTGCCGAATAACACATGGTGTAAGAAGATTCAAGCAATTGAGATAATCCGACATTTTGTTGCCAAATTCCCCAGACATGAGCCACATTTGGCGATGTTTCAATGTCCAAAAGCAATATTTTCATACTAACCTTTTGTGGTAAAGTTTGCATAATAATAACGCACATTTAAGACAAATCAATGGCTTACGCAAAACGAACCGACAAAAATCAGCAAGAAATAATGGATGCGCTAAGAAAACATGGCGCAGTTGTTGTGGATTTATCAAAATGCGGTGCTGGCGTTCCAGATTTATTAGTCGGTTATATGAATAAATATACGATTTTGATGGAAGTTAAATTGTCACCAAAAGCGTTGCACACAAAACCGCAATTAACTTTTTTGGCTAAATGGATCGGTGGCCCATTGGTTCGTGTTGATGATGTTGAATCCGCATTGCGGGTATTAAGGATGATTGATGTTAGCGAAAAAACCTAAAAAGCCATCCAAATCTGTTAAATACAATCATGTCAAACCGATTAAAACAGAAAAGGTTAAAAATGTCCCGAAAGTCGGATTGGCGCATCACGAAAAAGTGCATGGTGTTCATCATGTGGCAAATAAGCCGAAAACACCGTTACATCACCATGAAAAAATTGCTGGTGTTAAAAAAATACGGCCACATCATCCGCATATGCCTAAATCAAACTTAGCAACACCAATGCCAAAACCAACAAAACCACATATACCAATGAAACCCCGAAAAGGTTGATATAATACATATATTCAAAAGGATAATACATGGCTAATGCGGCAAAGAAAATTCGGCAAACATTTATCGATAGGCAATCGTCATTGACATTAAAAGACCTTAGATTTGAAAACGCTGAGTTAAAACCAAACGAAATTTCAATGGCTTTATGCTATTTTATGAAAAACAAGCATTTAAGCCGTACTTTGGTTGAAAGCCAATCAAAAGGTCGCAAACAAGTCTGGCTTTATACTTATCACGAGCAAAAACTACCAAAGGATCAAAATGCCAGTTGTTAAGAAAAATGATGGTTGGTATTTTGGAAATCGTGGCCCATTTGCAACAAAAGCCAAAGCGTTGCAAGTAGCAACTGCCGCACACGCACATGGATTTAAAGAAGAAGGAAAAAAATCAGGTGCAATGACATTTGCGCTGGATTTTAATGGCACATACACAAAAGACCCAAAATTCTGGAATGTGTTTATTGAATTGGCTAGATTGCGTAAAGATGAAGTTTATTGCGTTACTCATAGTACCGATGCAGATGAAAATAAAGAATTATTAGCATCAATCGGTCAAGTGATTGGCGAAAACAAGTGTATTTTTGCTGATGGACATTCCAAAATGGAAGCAGTTGCCGCATTGGGAATTGACATTGATATTTGGATTGATAACAACCCAATACATATATTCCAAGACCCTGGATATTAATGCCATATCTACCAAGTAACGAGAAATGCCAACAACTTGGATGCAAAAATTACCGCAGTAAATTCACATTAAATTGCATTGAACATGGTGGCCGTGATGTATGGCGGCACACCCCAAACGAACATCGTGCAGAAAATAATGCAATGTATCAAAACCAAGTATGGCGAACCATGCGAACGCAACAACTTGGCAAACAACCGTTGTGCCAGTCGTGCCTAAGCATAGGTAAGGTGCAATCCGCAAGCCATGTGGATCATGTTTTTGCTTGGTCATCGCTGGGGAAAGATGCTTTCTACCACAACATACTGCAATCACTATGTCCAGAATGTCATAGTAGTAAAACAGCACTCGAACAGAAGGGCATATACACGCATTACAGAAGCGATGGTGTATTTGAATACCGTATTGAGGACTATCGTTCAATCGTTGCTCTATCAGCCGAATAAACCCATACCCGATGAAGCATAGGACTGCGGGGTTGTTGAAACTTAAATAATGTTGCATTGCAGAAAAGCAAGCACGGGCCACAATTTTCTACAAATATAAAATTTTGGAAGGGGGTATATAATACTTCCCATGAGCAGACCAAACCTTCCCCCAGAGTTGCGCCTAATAGATGGGAAATCCCCTGGCGCAGTAACCCTTCCCGATCATGTGAGCAAAAGAATTCCCCACGCAGATTGGTTGGCAAACCCAGACAACTGGAGCAAGTCAAGATTCATACAGGAAACATCGGATTACTTGTATGATGTTTATGGCATAGGTGATGACCAGAACAAACATACCTTGGCCATACTTGCAGAGCAAATGGATTTGTATATTCAATGCTCTAAAGGTATTATGAATGAAGGTATTATTTCGGAATTTAATGATGGTAAAACTATTGGCCCTAATCCTTATATTACAGTTCGTGATAAAACGCTTACTCAGATTGTTCGCTTAATGAATGAATTGGGATTAACCCCTAAGAGTAGGTTAGCAAATACTAACAAAAGAGAAAATAGTCCAGCGGCAAGATTTTTGGCTGGCCCACTAGCAAGATGAATTGGCAAGACGGAATAGTTTACGCAAGAGATGTAATCAAAGGTGAAATCAATGTATGTCGGGATGTTCGCCTGGCGTGTCAGCGTTTCATAAATCAATACGAAAACAAAGAATGGGAATGGGTCTTTGATGAACGCTTCCCAGATCATGTGCTGGAGTTCGCATCCATTTTGGTACATACCAAAGGCCCTGATGCTGGCAAGCCAGTAATATTAGAACCATTCCAAATACTTTTTATTTGCGCCATCTATGGGTTTCGTTCTAAAAAAGATTTAACCAAGCGCATGGTGTCGGATGTAATACTATACATTCCCCGCAAAGCTGGTAAATCAACACTAACCGCCGTCATTGCTTTATACGAATTACAGTTTGGCGAAAAAGGCCCAGAAGTATTTACGCTGGCTACCAATCGTGAACAGGCAACCATTGTTTTTGATTCGGCCAAAGGATTTGTTGAAGCAATGCCAAAGTGGTCAGCCGATCTTTATGCGCCAAGCAAATACGAAATCAAAAAAGCTGGCGATTCGCAATCAATGTTTAAAGCCCTATCAAGGGACACCAAGAAAACTGGTGACGGTAAAAACCCATCATGCGTGATCGTGGATGAAGCGGCGCAAATCGTAGATCGCAATTCCATTGAAGTATTACATTCGGGTATGGTTGCCCGTCAAAATCCATTGCGGATATATATTACAACTGCCAGCTTCACTAAAGACACCAAGTTTTATGAAGATATGACAATGTATCAATCTATGTTGTATGGTGAAGCAAAAGATAATCCCCGTTGGTTTGGCTTGCTTTATGGGCTTGATCCACAAGATGATTGGAAAGACCCAGCATCTTGGGCAAAAGCAAATCCAATGCACGGCATTAGCGTGTTTGATGATGCCATTGCCGCCAGAGCCGAAGAAGCCAAGCATAAGCCAGCGGCACTTAATGAATTTCTTTGTAAAACCCTTAACATCTATGTAAGTGCCAATAGCGCATGGATTGATCGCCAGCCTTGGGATGATTCACAAGCGCAATTAAGGGATAACCCCGAAGCCGTGTTTATTGGATTTGACTTGGCGGCAACACGAGATTTAAACGCAGTATGCACATTTAAGCGTTTTGGAGAATTAGATTATGAAGCTGAATTTCAATTTTTTTTGCCAGAAGAAGGGTTATCCCTAATACCGAAGCATTATCAAGATATTTTTCAAATGGCCATTGAATCTGGTATTTTAAAATTGACTGAAGGCAATGTAATGGATGATAGAGAAATTAGCCAATACATTCAAAATCAAGCCGAAAAATATGATGTTAAGGAAGTTGGATACGATGCGTACAATGCGGCCAGTTTAGTTTCCAGATTGCATGATGCTGGAATACCAGTCAAAAAAGTGGGTCAAGGTATGGCCGTAATGAATAATCCATCCAAATATGTCGAAAAATTAATATTAAATAAACAAATCAAGCATGATGGAAACCCATTTGTAGGATGGCAATTAAGTAACTGCGAAGTTTATGAAGATGTAAATGGAAATATTAAGGTTAGAAAGAACGAAGCAGATAAAGCGGCCAAGGTTGATGGAATTATTGCCATGATTATTGCGGCACATTGTTCATTAGATAACCCTTTTGTTTCAAATTCATTCGGTTTCAGAAGTTTTTGATGTAAAATCGTTAGAAAATGTAAGGGAAAAATCATGGGCGTAATGGATATATTCAACAAAGATAAATATAATTTGCCTAAAAATACGGCAAGTGAATCATTATCGCCATCCCAAAACCTTTCCGAAAACAATACACTTTTCGGACAAACCATGTTGGGAAACCAGATTCTTAGACAGAATCAAGGTGGACAACAGGGCGCAAACTTTCAATTACTGTATGTAACCACAGCATCAGCTACCAATGCTGGTCGTATTGTGGATATGTCGGTTCTGTCCCGTAACAGCACCGTAATGTCATGCGTGAATATTATCGCTAGAGCATTGGCGCAATGTTCGTTAAGCGTGGTTTATGAGCAAGATGATGGCACTTTTGTTAATGCAATTCAATCCGATAAAGCTGGCCCAAGAGATAAAAACAAAGCCAAGCAAGTATTGAATTTGCTAAGAACGCCAAACAACTTTCAAAGCCAATATGAGTTCTGGTATCAATGGGTCATGTGGTATATGTTGGCGGGCGAAGTATTTACGCTTCTTTATCGCAAAGATCAAAAAGACCCAAATCAAACTCCAATCGAACTTTACAACCTTGATTCCACATTAATTACGGTTCAAGCCAGCCCAGCCCGTTACCCTACATATCGGGTTTCAACTCCAACATACGGATTTAACAAAGATGAGCCATTGGCCGCATATCAAGTTATTCATGTTACTGAAGCGGCATGGCAAGGTTCTGCTGGTTTCAATAAAGGAATTTTGGCAACTGAATTGGTTGCCTTAGATACTGATATTGACTTGTATGCCAACTATGTAATGCAAAACGGCGCAAAGCCATCTGGTATTTTTAGCACAACCCAAGTTATTCCAGATACCAAATTTAAAGAAATTGCGGCCCGTTTGAAAGAAGCATGGTCAAGCATGACTGGAAGCCGACCAAGCGATCTAAGTAAGCCAGGCCAAGGTATGTTGCTAGATCAAGGTATGACATACACGCCAGTTCATATGCTTACTTTGCAAGATGCTGAAGCAAGCAAATTGAAAGATCAAACTACCAAGCGTATTTGTGCATTGTTTGGAGTTCCAGCGCAATTGCTTGGTTTGGAAATGGGTAAATATAATAATACTCAAACATTGTTGGATGAATTTTACAAAACCACAATGTATCCAATTATTATCAATATTGAACAAAAATTCAAAATGGGATTATTAAAAGGTTATCCAAACCTTTCAATTCGTTTTGATACTAAAGACTTCTTAAAAGGCGCACCATTAGATCAAATGAACTTTGTTAATGCTGGTGTTGCTGGTGGAATATTGACACCTAATGAAGCCCGTGAATATTTGAATATGGCTAATGTGGATGGCGGCGATCAAATTGGCGCAGTTAATACACAAGCATTATCCGCAGACAACATTCCAGTTAATACAAAAACCGCTAAAATTATTCCAGGAACAAGTCCTCAAGATACTGGCGGCGGCGGTGGGAATCAAACCAAAAAGATGAATATTGGTAAAACATGATAAAACTTGATTCGCAGATTAAAACTAATAGTGTTAAACTACCAGTAAAATCTAAGAAATCCCATATAATATACGACATAAATCTATCGATTACGAATGGGATAATTAATGAATCAGAATCTAACCCTAGTTTGCGAAGCAAAACTAAGCCTAGAAAAACAAGGCAAAGAATCATCAAGTCCTAGTGGCGCAATTCAAGCCCGTGTAACATCATGGGGCAAGCGTGAAGGCGCAGACGGTAGAAAATTTAACTACCAGCCAGAGGGATTCCAAGAATGGGCAGATCAATTTAAATCTGAAGGCAAACCGTTGCCAATGTTTTTGAACCACAATGACATGGGTATGCCAGTCGGTCAATGGAATGAATTTAACTTTGACAAAGACGGAATGGTAGCAAAAGGGAACCTTTTTATGAACACATCAACTGGTTCTGATCTTTATGAAGTATTGAAATCTAGCCCAAATCTATTTGGCGGCGTTTCAGTTGGCGCATATGCTGATGAAGCCCGTTTGGTTGATGATGATGGCGAGCCATTGGATGATGATTCTGATGAAGAAGGTTATTTCCAGATCACTAAAGGCGGTTTGCGTGAAGTTTCGGTTGTTATGTATCCAAACAATCCAAATGCTGAAATCCAAAAGTTAGAATATTTTGATGGTGAAGGCCATCCAAACCCAAGGAATATCGAGAAGGCATTGCGTGATGCTGGGCTTTCTCGTAAAGATGCGACCACCGCATCTTCAATCCTTAAAAAGTTGCTTGAAGGGCGTGATGCCATCAAGGAAGTTGTTAAGGAAGCCCCACAACAAGGCGATCTTGAAGCGGTGGTAAACGAAGCTGATGCAATTCTTAAAGCCCTAGAGGAACGAGATTTGTTGAAAGCATTATCTAAGCGCATTAAATAAGGAAAAATCATGTCTGATAAAATCATTGAAAAGTTAGATGCTATTGAAGCATCAAACGAATCTAAGATTCAAGAAGTAAAAACCGAAGCTGTTTCTGCTATTGAAGCCGCTAAAGCTGAAATGGCTGAGAAATTAGCTACTATTGAAGCCCGTGTTGCTGAAATTCATGCCGCACCTTCCATCATCAAGCCATCTAAATCCATCAAAGAAGATGTAAACAAAATGGTTCGTGAGCAACTTAAAAAGTTTGCTAAAAAAGGTTCAATGGAAAAAGAACTCAAGATGTTTGAAGATGAAGCACAATATCAAGCATACTTAACCGAGAGTTCAGCTTTGACTGGTGGCGGTTACAATGTGGGTGGTCGTACAGCTTACGATCCAGTATTCCATACATTGCGTTTGATTAACCCTATGCGTGGTCTTTCCCGTAATGTTACAACTGATGGTTCTACATATCAATTTAGAGCCAAAACGGGCAATTCTGGGGCTACCTGGGGTTATGCAGTTCAAAACAACGGATCAGCTACAACTGAAAACACAAACATCTGGCAATTAGTATTGCAAGATTTGAATGTCCAGTTCCCGATCCGTACTGCGGCTCTTGATGACATCGATGGCTTGGAAGCCAATGTGGTTGATGATATGTTGATGGAATTCAGCCAAGTTGAAGGCCAATCAATGATTCAAAACAATGACCAAACCGATTCACCTAATACATACGGTGGAACACAAGGTCTGCGTGGTTTGAACCAATACGCTACATACGGTGCTAATGCTTCTTATACTGGCGGCACAATCACTACTGCATCTTTCGGTACATCTGGTATTTCTACAAGCAACGGTTTGAACAGCCTTGCCGTATATGACCAAATCACTACCAACGGTAATGTAGTTGGTGCGGCTAATGTAACCTATGATGACATCATTAACTTTATCTACAATCTGCCACAACAATATTGGACACCAACAGCGAAGTTCTTGGTAAACCCAATTTTCTTGGCACAGATTCGTGGCTTAAAAGATAGCAACGGCACACCAATTTTCGAAAGAATGC